GAATATGCGCCGATTGAGCTCCGCGTGTAGCTCCGGCCTGATACGGTCCAGCTGGTAGGCAGTGACACCTGGGTTGGTACGCAGCACCCCGCCTAGCTCTACCTGCCTACGAAAGAGGGCCTCCATCGCGTCGCGCACCATGCGATCTACCTCAACCTCACCCTTGAGCGAGCGCTCGGCTGCGCGGCGTATTTGATCGCTCCAGTAGGCCACCCGCTCTTCGCTGTCATAGCCATGCGTGGCGATGTCTTCCACCGCCGCAGTCAGCGTCTCATAATAGGTGGGGGTGCCGTCGCGATTGGGCATGGTTAGGTTTCAAACTGTATCCTGCAGGAGCGAGTGTAGGCGTCCATAGATGATTCCATGTGACTCAGTGCGGCTAGTCTGTGCTGTTCCGCTTGTAGCCAGTCACCGGCGCGGCTTGAGAAGTAGAACTGGCGCAGGCTTTCGTGGTAGCCTAACAGAGCCCTCTCCATTGTCTTGAGCTCATAGGCAATATCTGTCAGCTGCCGGGATTGATTCTCCTCAAGCCGTTTCATCATCACCCACAGCTTGACCAGTAACCAGGCGTAGACCAGCCACAGCCTTGCGCCGTACTTCGCTGTCCACGCCGTCCAGTCGCTCACGGGCACGTCGCTTGCGAGCAGGAGCGCTGTCCCTTGCGCTCTCAGGAGAAGGTGGAGCTTGTTCCTGAAGTGGGTTGGGGGGCTCGTACTCAGCAATCTCATCGTAGTCAAGCTCCATAGGGGAAGCAAAGAGCCGCTTGCGCTCGTTGAGATTGTCAACCATCCACTCAATCACCTGAGCCTTCGTGGCCGGGGGCACTTCAGGAAGCAGCACCTCAACCACAGCAATGATCGCCTTCAGCACCACGTCCTCACCCTTCAGCTTTTCGCTGTCAGGCTCGTCCAAGAGGTTCGGCCACTCAGCGTAGAAGCTGTTGCGCCACTGCTGAAAGGCTGTCTTGTACGGCACCTTGCCGTACTCCTCAGGGTAACGGGTCTTGATAGTCTCGTAGAATTCCTCACTCCAAGCTCGATACATGACAATCTGGTCCATGAACTTGTAGAGTGGGTCAAGCCATGTCCGAATTGTCTCAACGAATTGTGCGACCGCTTTAGCATCTTCAGTACCCTCGCCGAAGCCCTCAGCGAAGGTCTCAGCGAGTACAATCTTCGCCGGGGTGCCGCAAGCGGCAGCCTCGTTCTCAATGATGTTCTTGCGCGCCATTCCATAGGCACCATCCAGGTTCTGTAGGTTGAGTGATTCAATCTCCTCACCAGTGCCAATACTCAGCACGTTGCCCGTCTGGGCCTCCTTGACCATCGAGCGCTTCTGACCGAATATCCACGACATGGGGCCATCGACGGCGCTGGACTGTGACTCCATCTTCGCGATCAGCACCCCGGCCTTGAGCGCGATCATCATGTCTGTGGCGAGGGTGAGCACGAAGCTCTTGAGCGGCACGAGCCCGCGCTGATACACCGAACGCCCAACGAAGCCGAAGCCCGCGCTTTGGTACTCGATGTACAGCGGGTCCTCGTTCATCAAGACACAGGTGCGCGAGCGGTGATAGCTCTGCCCGTTGACTGTGACGCTCTTGACCTTCTGAAAGTCTATCGCGTTCGGGTCCTGGTTGAGCACCAGCGAGCCCGCCGTGTTGAGCGGGTCCCAGACTGAGAACGTGATCTGAGCCTTGTCGATCTTCGCGAAGTCCACCGCCTCAGACGTGTTATCGTCCTTGATCTGGACACCCAGAGTGGCGATGCCATATATGCGGGCGAGGCGCCCCGCGTTCATGATGAAGCGATCACAGCCGAGCGAGCGCCACTCCTCCATGAATGCTTCCACGATCATTGCACCGTCGTCGGGTGCCTTGGGCACGGCTATCTTGCGCGGCTTGTATTGAGCCATCTGAATCGGGAAGTCCACCAGCTTGGCCCCATGGGGGTGAGCCGAGTAGATTGTCTTGCACAGCGCATAGCTCGGTTGAGAGCCAGGCACAATGCTGTCAGCCATGAGCAGGGCCTGCAGGTCAGTGCCCAGCATGCTGATGCCGTCGTTAATCTGGGCCACGGGCCACTCCCTCAGAACTGATGCGCGTCACCTAGAGCGAGGGCTAGGCCGTGGACATAGGAATCTAACAGGTCGTCAGCACGTCTCGCCGCTTCCTTATCACCGATACGGAACCCGGTGACCTGCCCCAGCAGATGGTTGCGGCTGGTGCCTTTGTAAATGGTAGTCTTGTTGTACGCGGGTGCTGCAATCTTACACTGCCCTTGGTAGTGGTAGGAACTGACAGACATGGCCCGCTCGTCCTTACCTAGCTGCAACCATGCACCCCCGATTGGGAACGCCCGCAAGTTACGCTTTTTTGCTTGTTGAAGCAATACCATACCACTCGACTTGTCTTCAATCCAGACACCACGCACGCCCTCGCGCGCGCCGCACATCTGGGCATAGTGCTCTAGGTTCTTGAACACCGTCGTTAGCCATGTGTCGAGCAGCGCTCCCTCAATCTGGCTGATGTCCCAATCTATGATCGTCAGGGGCGTACCCGCGTACTTGTTGCGAGCGTAGTATGTCACAGCCGTACCGTCGTTGTCGGTGCCTGTTTTAACAGCGCTGTCAACCACCGCGAACACCAGGTCGCAACTCGTTGGCATCGGGGGCGGTTGACTATCCCCATCCAGCCACTTGTCGAGCCCAAAGAACGCGACGCCAGACCAATCCACGAAGTCGGCTGCGTACTCCTGCGCGTAGACCAGAGGCGGGGTGCGAGCTTTCAATCCAGCGTAGTACTGCTCACGGTCTGCTGCGTTCTGCTCCTTCGTGAATTCTGGGTAGGGCTCGGGCACGTGCGGGTTATTCCAGCTTGGCTCGTGGACCTCAATGAATTGGTGCTCGGCCTGATTACAGACCTGCCACAGGAAGTTCTCTGGATCAATACCGTTGGTGTTCGAGGCCGCGATGCAGTGGCCGCGCATATCGAGCAGGGTGGGCTTGATTGACTTGTTCCAGATGTTCATCATGTTGGGCTTGGTGAAGGCGCACTCGTCAAGAGCTACCCGCTTGTACTTGCGCGAGCGCCCCGCTGATTCGTCCTCCAGCGTCCAGAAGTCTATGCGACCACCGCCACGCGTTCTGATCACGCCATCAGTCTTGTTCGCCCCACCCCGGCTAGGTATGATGGGGTCCAGCATGACCACTAGCTCGTTATACACCTCAATCATGCGCTTGTAGTCAGGCGCAAAAATGCCGCAGGGGTAGCCGTGCTGCGCCACCCCATCAGCAATCCACGTCTTGATGAAGTCTGTCTTGCCCCAGCGCCGCCCGCACCTGACAGCCTTGAAGCGGCCCCCAGCGTTGTTAGCGAAGGCGGGGTCAAGGCCCAGCTGGCGCTCACTGGGCACCTTGGTCTTAAATGCCCTCTGCTGACCCGGATGGAACGTCGGCAGCTTGATACGAGTGATGGCCATGTGAGATCAATAATCTCGCGCTTGCTTGAAGGTTCGAATGATGGGTAGCATCGACTCGATCAACAGCAACAGCGGCCAGGTCACTATCACCACCAGGTCCATGACGGGCACCAGCCGTCGCCCCTGGGTGAATAGATCGCGCAGGCTATCGCGCCAGACCATGCCGAGGTACAGCAGCGAGCCAAGCCCCCAGAGCCCGGCCAAGGCTCCGAGGGCAACTATCTCAAGGTGATTCATGCGAGGTCCCTCCCGTCCAAGGCGGGTTAAATGTGGAAGTTAGCTCCGCGCAGCTGCTCCAGCAGCCAGATCACGACCACAATGATCGCGATCACCTTGACGATGAGCTTGAAGGTCGTGTCGATAGGAAGCAGGTTGACCAGGTAGATCAACCCACCCAGTATAATCAACACAATGATAATTGAGATCAAGTCCATGATTCTCTCCTACGTCGTTGTGCTCTCAGCCGTTGAGGTAAGCGTGGTTGAGGTTTGCTGCGAGCTTGGGGTGGCCTCAACGATTGGCGGTTGTGCGGGCATAGCCTGAGTGTTGGCAGCCATACCGGCTAGAGCCGTGGCTGCCGCTGATGCGTCCTGAGACTTGAACACGAAGCCACCGGGGCCGCGCACCTCAATCGTACGCGCGATCAGCATACCCGCGAAGCCTGTCACAATAATGCCCACCAGCATCATAGCCATGGAGCCGAGGTAGAACACGGGCCAGATGGCCTTCATCAGGGCTTCCTGATACATGGCGTAGCCCGCGAACCCGGTCATCACCACCCCGGCTCCAGCCTGGGTGAGGAAGCCCATGAGCTTGAGCCGGTCAATGAACTGCAGAGCACTCCAGCCGAAGATGTGCGGCAGGGGTGGCAGGCTAATGGGCCACTTCATGACCAACCTCCATCGCGCAGAGCGCGCTCGAACACCTGGGCGTAGTCCTCAATCAGGTCAGCCTTGTCGTGCCCGTTGATGATCGTGCGGGCGTTCATGTATTGCTGCCGCGTCGCGACACCAGTGTTGGGCAACACCGTCGAGAGCTTCACGCCGGTGAACCAGCCCTCATCCATGCCCCGGCGCATGACCAGGGCGGCGATGTCGGGCCTCAGGGCGAAGTCTAGGTTGGCCAGCAGCGCTCCAGAACTGATCAGGCCAGCTGCGCTGGACGCGAGGTCAGCCTTCTCATAATTCATCTGCCACGTCAGCTGGACGTAACCCCGCCCGTACCAAGGGTAGTAGCGCAGGTTCGCCTTGCGCCACTCCTCGCTCAGCCAGTAGGCCTCACGCACGGGCTGCATTGTCTTGTTGGTTTCGTGCCAGGCCGTCGCGAGCATGTAGGCGGTGAACGCCAGCGGTGACCCGGCGCAGGCCAGCAGCACAGCGTCGAAGCCTGAAACCTGTACCGGGTTCGGCGCTGAGGGCGTGGCCAGCAGCGATAGGCGAGCGCGAATGGCAGCGTAGAACGCAAGGCGGTTCATTGCGGCTCTCCCTTGCGGCCCCATTGGTTGAACGAACAGCGGACCACTGGCTCAGATGGATGGCGCTCGGGCAAGGGCACACCGCTCGCCTCAGACAGAAGCTCCTGACACAAACGCCCCACGCCGGGGCGACCAGGTTCCATGCTCAGAGCGCGCTTGATGACCTCTTGATCACTCATCGAGATACCCTCTTCGCCCTGCTTGCTATGTTCAGAGCGCGCTGCGTGAGGCGATCTGCGACGGCTAGGGGTAGCACCGTGTTGGCCACGAGCGCTACCAGCAGGGCTCTGAAGGCCACCAACTCCCGTCTGGACATGTCCACCCCCTCCACAAGGGTTGGTTAAGGGTGATGAGTCAAACCCACCACGTCAGCGAACTTGCTGTGCAGGATAAGATATATTGCCGCAAGGCTTACGGCAACTCCACCGAGCCACTTAAGGAACGCACCAATCATGCGAGCTGTTCGCCCAACAGCCTTGCCCGTGTTCCAGGCGTGCGCAACCTCGATTAGGGCTGGCAGGTGTTCGGCCACGGGCTCGATAGTAGTGCTGAGCCGGTTCACCGCAGCGGTCAGGCGAAGTATGTCGCTGTGCAGCTGTTCCACTGTGTGGTCGTTGTCCATCAGGGCGTCCTTTAATGACACGGCCCTCGCTAGGTCGTCAGTGAGTAAACGCTTCTGAGACATTTAGGTGGCCCCTGACGATGGCTAGTTGACGATGCCGGATTGGCGACGGCGCGTTGCGGCGATAGGCACAGACACCACGACACCGACCGCAACACGGCTGGTCATCATGTAACCCGATGTGGCCCAGACCACTGCGCCGACCGCAACGCGGCTGGTCATCATAGAGGACGGGTCCCGCGCTGCCACTGCACCGACCGCAACGCGGCTGGTGAGCATCTGCCCGTAGATAGAGTAGATTTCAACCTGCCACTCCACCCAAGCTGCAGCCGCTCCCGTCGTGCTGATTGCGGTGCTCGATGAGCCAGATGTGGCAATGCTCTGTGAGCCAGAGTCGGTGTGCCCCGCGTCTGTGGCAGAGCCGAGTGATAGGTTGGACGTGTAGCTAGTGGGTGTTGTCAGCGCTGTATTAGCTGCCGACGCATCCACATAAACCACCAGGGCGTTGTTATGGGTGGTGGTGATTGAGCTAGTGCTGTGAGGGCTCGTGGTGCCTACGTTGGACGTGCTCGCGCCGACACCAACGTGTACGACGCCCGCCGGGTCCAGGTAATTCATGATCACAGCAGAACAGGCTGCAGAGCCTGTCCACGTAAATGTTGGTGCAACAGCGTCGCCGCGCGCACACCAGAGCGAAGCGGTGAAACCCGCACCACTGTTGACCTGGCTTACAAGGCTCCAACCCGCCGTGCCACAGCTATGGGTTGCGTTGTTCTTCGACGTGACCGCCGCGATCAATAGCCCGTTGGCGTGGCCAGCGGTTGGCAGCGCTGGAGTCAGCGTAACCGCCCCCGCTGAGGTGGCCCGCGCACCGGCGCTCTTGAAGGCTGGGCCTGCCATTAGGTGGTAGCCTTCAACCCAACCTCCAGGGAGGCCGCACCCGCGTCAGCGGCTGTCCAGCCTACGCCCGTGGCCGGGTTGGTGGCGATGTAACTGCGGTACTGCGTGAAGCCATTGGCCACAGCCACGTCCGCGCCGGAGAAATAGTTGGCGCCACCGATGCGCAGAGCCCATTGCTCGTGCTGAGGTCCAGTGACGTCAACCAGAGACACGTTGCTGACAGTGACGCAGTCCACTGCGTAGCCGGTGAGGTCCTTCCCGGCAGTGGGGAAGGTGGAGATGGCACCCACCGTGGGGGTGTATATGAAGGTGGAGTTATCCGTCACAGCCTCGTTGACGTCAGTGTAGCTGCCCGTGAATCCAGTGTTAGCCCCGTTGGCCGAGGGAAGCCTTAGGTTGTAGCGCCGGTTGATGGTGTTGAGGGTATGAGCAATAACCTCGCTGACATACACACCACTGTTTACCGACTGAGGCGCACCGAAGCCCATCGCCCCGATGTTACCTACGCCAGAGAAATCACCCGTGACCGCAAGGAAGGATATCTTATCAACGTACCAGGTGATAGAACTGCTGGCACCGTTAATTACGATATTCCAGTCATGCGTGTGCTGGCCAGAGGGGAGGCTGGCCCCGGACCCGGCAGTCACCCACGTTGTTCCGTTCCAATACTGTAAAACGCCAGGGTTGGTGATCCTTACCCTCTCTACCCCAGAGCTATTATACGCATGAAACCAAATTAATGAGCTGCCTAGACCAGACACTAGATTGAGGTTGGCGTGAAGCCAGATGCTTGTCTGGGGCGTCCACTGAGGGGTTGTGATTGTTGGGCCGCCGCCGCCCACACTATTAGGTACCCAGGCAGTGTCACAATTGGTGGTGAACTCACTCGCGCCAGTGGTTACGGCGAAATCTTGAAGCTGGTTGCCAGCGAAGAGTGGTACAGTCATCAGTCTCAATCCCTCAGAAGGTATATGTCGCCAGTAGCATGAAGGTGTAGTCAACCACAGTGTCCACACCCGTTGGCCCAACGACAGACAGGTAGTCAGAGCCCCCGGTGAGCGTGAAGGGCGTGCCACCTGATGTCGCGAACGTCACCACGCCGCTGGTGTCAATAGAGATGGTGCCAACTGACGAGCCGTTCTTGCGCACGTCGATGTTGTACGTGGCCGCTGGATTGGTGCCACTGCTGAGCTTCTTCCCCACGCTGCCAGCGAGGTTGGCGGGGTACGTCCACGTCTCACCGACCGGGGGCACGAGCGAAGCGACGCGCTCGCCCGTCGTTAGGGCCGTGCCGAGAATCGAGAAATTGAACAGCCGGTTGTTGTTGGAGAGGCTTGACAACTCGCCCGCTGCCAGGTCTAGCCCCGCACCAACCGTGATCTCCTCAACGGCGCCGCTGCCCGTAGTCGTGCGCCCCAGCAACGTGTCGGTGCTCTCAGTCAGCCCAGAGCCCGTTATAGGGCCGGGCAGGACCACGCTGCCGCTGGTGGCGAACTTGACCATCGTCCAGACGCCATCGTTGACCATGATCATGGCGTACACGCCATTGACGTTGAGCACCTTGGAGCTACTGAGCGATCCGTTCAGGTCAATCTCGTCCGACCCGTTGGCCGTGATCGTGATGTTGTTGGTACTGGCATCGTTGTCGATGTCGATGAATTGAATCCAGTCGCCATTGGCGAGCGAGGCGAGCGGCGGCAGGTCCACCGTGATTGCGCCAACACTGGAGTTGATGCCGTAGAAAGCGAGCGCCTCCACCGTCACGCCGCTAGCAGCAATCAGGCTGCGCTGTGCGATGTTGTAATTGGCGCTGAAGGCCGACTGTGCCCCGGTGCCGCCCTGATTAATCGGCGCTGGAAAGTCCACCTTGCCCGAGAAGGCTGCCGCCCATTCGTCAGCGGTAGGAACGTAGCCCGTGGACCAGCCGGGGTTAGTGGGTGCAACCATTACTCATTGCTCCTCATTGGGGGCATCGGGCTCTATAGGCGAGGGTGGCGGGGGCGGTGTGTCATCGTCGGGCAGGCCACCCTCAATGATCAGGCGATCTGGGCCGCTACTGTCGTCATCTT